ATCATTTTTTTAAAATCGACCTATGGGGGAGTGCCACCACCCCTTACGTATATCCCTTTGACACAAAATTTTTGTGATTTTTGGTGAAAACAGTTATATACTCAGCTTATGGCTAAATCATTATCACTAAAAGAAGCTAAAGCAATTCTTAAATCTCCTAACGAAGCCAAACGAGGAGCTGTTGAACAAGAGTTAGCAGCCATTGGTGCATCAGAATTAACTGATATTCTTAGCTGGGATAGCAACGGACACACTACAATGCTTGCTTCAGACCAACTTACAGAGAAAGCAAAGCGTAGTATTAAAAAAATGAAGGTAACACCAACGCAATACGGCAACCAGTTAGAGGTTGAGATGTACGATAAGATAGCAGCGCTTCGTTTATTAGCTAAACATTATGGTATGTTGAACGTAGACACATCAATGGATAAACCATCGGTGCTAGGTATCAACATTAAAGGTCCTGAAACAGTGTATGATGTGAGAGAAAAACAAGATGATGAAGAAACCGAGCAAGAAAACTAAGGTTACATTAGTTATTTGGTACGATGCGGTAGCAGAAAATGGTTGGATTACAGGCGAAGAAGCTAGAACCAATTGTAAATTAGACAAGTGTGTGTCTATAGGTCACTTAGTAGATCGCAACGAAGAAAGAATATTATTAGCTTGTACTAAATCAGAAAACGAATATAATGCACTTATAAACATTCCTAATACATGGATTGATACCATTAAGGAATATAATTTATAAGGTTAATACAATATGGCGAGAGTATCAGGCAGCAAAGATATATCCAAACGCAGAACCAATAAACACCAACAATCTGATGTTACCGCATTAAATTTAGATTTTAGTAAAAGTCCTACCGTATGGAAGTTTTTAAATGACGGTTCTTTTGTACGTGGACTCATGGGACCTGTGGGTTCTGGAAAATCTTATGCGTGTGCATCTGAAATAATGTTACGTGCATTACAACAACCAGTTTCACCACTGGATAATACTCGCCACAGTCGTTTTGTAATTGTACGTAACTCTTATCCTGAACTTAGAACCACTACGATCAAAACGTGGCTTGAGATATTTAGTGAAGCAACTTGGGGACCGATGCGTTGGAGTCCACCGTTAACACACCACATACAGTTACCGCCAAAAGGGAAGCTGGCAGGTCTTGACATGGAAGTCATTTTTCTAGCACTGGATACACCCAAAGATGTGCGTAAGTTATTGTCTTTGGAACTAACGGGTGCTTGGGTGAATGAAGCCAGAGAATTGCCGAAAGCGGTGATTGATGGTTTAACCCATAGGGTAGGTCGTTATCCGACTAAAGCACATGGTGGTTGTAACCATCGATTTATTATTATGGATACCAACCCACCTGATGACGATCATTGGTGGCACAGGTTGGCTGAAAAAGAAAAGATGAAGGGTAAATATGCTTGGAAGTTTTACAAGCAACCAGGTGGGGTTAAAGAAGTCGATGCCAATTATGAAGATGCTATTTATGCAGGTAGCAAATATTGGGCAATCAATGACAAAGCAGAAAACATTGACAACCTAACAGAAGGTTACTACGAACAAATGTTAGGGGGAAAAAATTTAGACTGGATTCGTTGTTATGCAGGTGGTGAATACGTCTTTGTGCAAGAAGGTCGTGCCGTTTGGCAAGAATATACTGATTCGTTGATGAGTCAAGAAATAGAATACTTACCTGAGTATCCTATCCAAATCGGCTTAGACTTTGGATTAACACCAGCAGCGGTGTTTGGTCAGCGTTTGGACAACGGTCGTTGGCATATACTGCATGAGTTAGTAACGTTTGACATGGGACTTGAACGATTTACCACACAATTAAAGGTTGAAATCAATAAATTATTCCCAAATGCAAAAGATATTAAGATCTGGGGTGATCCAGCTGGTAGTAAACGAGATGAAATATTTGAAGTGACAGCGTTTGATCACTTAAAAACACAAGGCATGAACGCCAGACCTACGGTCAGTAACGATTTTAAGGTACGTAGGGAAGCAGGTGCGATGCCCATGAACCGCTTGATTGCAGGTAAAGCTGGGTTAATTGTAAATAAAAACTGTTCTATGTTAAGAAAAGCACTGGCTGGTGGGTATTATTTTAAACGAGAAGCGGTTGGCGCAGGGTACGAACGATTTAAGGATGTGCCGTTTAAAAACAATTTCTCCCACATCGGAGATGCGTTTGGGTATTTGATGCTTGGAGGAGGAGAGCATCGGATTCTCACTCGTAAAAATGCACAAGGTAGTGCAACACAACAAACGACAGCGAGGATGGACTTTAATGTATTCTAAAACTAAAGAGATGCGAGGTAAAAGAGGGGTGTCAAAAACCTCGCAAAACCCTATAGGATTAGTAGAATTTTACAATAGTTTAAATAAGAATGAAAGAATACTTTATCGTGAATATCACAATGATGATGCGTATTATTTAGATCGTAGGATAGCTGACACGATGTATCACGTTACTTATGATGAAACAGTAGCTAACATTGAAGCATTACAAATGATGGGTCCAGCAATTACAGTTTTGTATGACAATCAAATAGCATCTTGTTTTGGATTTGCTACTGTGTTTCCATCTGTTGCAGAAGCATGGTGTTTAGGCAGTAAAATATTTAATAAGCACCCTATAGCAACCACTAGGTCTGCTAAGTTTGTATTAAATTATGGTGCAAAATACATGGCATTACATCGTTTACAAGTAATTGTTCATAATGAGAATCAAGTTGCAAAGAACTGGGCATCTGTATTACAATTCAATTACGAAGGTCTGATGAAACAGTTTGGATATGATAAGTCAGATTATGTAATGTATGCTAAATATTATTAGGAGGATCTATGCCAGGCAAGAAAGGTTTGTACGCAAACATTAACGCACGCAAGAAAGCAGGTACTAGTCGCCCTAAATCTAAATCAACCATTTCAGATAAAGCCTATGCTAATATGAAAGCTGGCTTTAAGAAAAAGAGGAAATAATTATGGGTGCAATATTATCAAAACCAAAAATGCCAGCACCAGAACCAATCTCACAAGATGTTTTGGATGAACAACAAAGGCAAAAAGACGAGTTAGCGGCAGAAAAATCTCGTACTGAACAAGAACGTCTTGATGAAATGCAAGGATTGCAAAAACGTAAACGTGGACAGCGTTACGGTGGTAGACGTACTTTACTTTCACCATTACGTGAAGATGCTGAAACTGGCATTAAGAAAACAACTTTAGGATAATACTATGTCAATTGCAGGTAGTGTAGTAGACGAAATTAGAAGAAAGGAAATGAAAGATCCATTTCTTAGGTATTTTAAAAAAATACAAAGACCTGATGGCACAATAGCGTATGCTAGAAGAATAGCACAACGACCTAGTGAATCTTATCAACAAATGCAACAAAGAGAAGCAGGCGTAACTCAAGAAGCAGCCGACATTTATAAGTCAAGGACAGGTAAAGCTTATACAGGTAAAGTAATGACACCAAAAGAACCAGAGCCAGAACCAGAAGTAGAAACATTGGGTAAATCAGAATCAGCATTGTCTAGACGTGAACGATTACGTAGACGTAGAGATGCTGCTTTTCAATTTGCAGCAATACAAAAACAAGGCGGTAAAGCGCAGTCAGGAGCGTAGTATGCCAAAAGTTACCAATCCAAAAACAGGAAAAACAAGACATTTTAAATATACCGAAGCTGGTGTTAAGATGGCTAAAGAGTATGCAAAAGCAAGCAATGGTAAATTTTCTATGGGATCACCAAAGGATGTTTACAGGAAAAAGAAAAAATGAAGCCAACCATAGGGCAGATTACCAAAAGATATAAATCAGCAAAAGCTAAAAAAGATACATGGGAATCAGTGTATGAGGATTGCTATCGTTTTGCTTTACCAAATCGTAATTTATACGAAGGTTACTATGAAGGTGGTGTCGTTGGTCAAAACAAAATGGCAGACGTATTTGACAGTACCGCAATTGACTCAACACAACGATTTGCTAACAGAATACAATCAGGTTTATTTCCGCCACAAACTAACTGGTGTCGATTAGAACCTGGTAATGACATACCTAACGAACAAAAAGTAGAAGTACAAAGAATCTTAGATATTTACAGCGACAAAATGTTTTCTGTGATTCGTAGTAGTAATTTTGATTTAGCCATGGGTGAGTTTTTATTAGACCTAGCAGTTGGTACTGGTGTTATGTTGGTACAACCTGGTGATGAACTGCACCCAATTCGTTTTACTTCAATACCAATGTACTTAGTTTGTTTTGAAGAAGGTGCATATGGAAAGGTTGAAAATGTTTATCGAAATATAAAATGCAAAGCTGAACAAATACAAGTTATGTACCCAGATGCCAAATTAAATTCAACCTTAAATGATATGGTGCGTGATAACCCTATTGGAGAAGTAGAACTTTTAGAATCTACTATTAAAGATTTAGAAACTGGTGTGTATCATTATCAATTATGTTTTGTTAAAGAAAAATATGAATTATTGCATCGTGAATTAAAATCATCGCCATGGGTTATATCAAGATACATGAAGGCAGCAGGAGAAGTACATGGTCGTGGACCATTAACTGTGGCTATACCTGATATAAAAACTTTAAATAAAGTAAAAGAATTGTTGCTTAAAAACGCATCACTGGGTATTGCAGGGGTGTATACCGCAGCAGACGATGGGGTGTTAAATCCTAATACTGTTACTTTAAAACCTGGTGCTATTATACCAGTAGCTAGAAATGGTGGACCACAGGGTGAATCATTAAAACCATTAGCTCGTAGTGGTGATCCACAGTTATCACAAATTGTGATTGACCAATTACAAATGTCAATTAAAAAAATATTGTTAGATGAATCAATACCAAGAGATGATATGTCAGCACGTAGTGCCACTGAAATACAACAACGTATACAAGAATTAGCGCAAAACTTAGGTAGTGCGTTTGGTCGATTGATATCAGAAACTATGAATCCAATTATTCGTAGAACATTAGCTATTATGGATGAACAAGGTATGATTGAATTACCTTTAAAAGTAAATGGTTTGGAAATAAAAGTAAAACCAGTTAGTCCAATTGCTATGTCACAAAATCAAAATGATGTTAGTAATGTATTACAATTTCAACAAATAGTTGCTCAATTAGGACCAGAAGGTGCTACTGCAATTAAAGCAGGTGAAGTTGCTGATTATATTGCAGAAAAATTAGGTATACCAGCAGAATTAATAAATAATCCAGAAGAACGAGCTGCATTAATACAAGAAGCGGCAATGATGGCACAACAGGCTGCACAACAACAAGCTATGGCTGAACAAGGAGAACAAGCACCACAAGAAAATCAACAAGAATTACCAATGGAGTAATTAAATGAGCTGGGATGAATTAGCATTAACAGACGAGCAAGAAATAGACAGCAAAGATTTTGTAGATCCACAGGAATTAAATAGACTTTATTTTAGAGTCTTTAATACTGAGGATGGACAAAAGGTGTTAAAACACCTAAGAGCCATTACAATTGAACAGCCTAGTTTTATACCAGGGGAATCACCATCATATGGTTATTGTCGTGAAGGACAAAACTCAATTGTAAGGGAAATTGAAAAACGAGTGCAAAGAGCAAGAGGGTGAAATGGCAGAAAATCAACAAGCAGAATCATTATTAGATGATGGTCTAAATGAACTTAAAGAAGAACAAGCAGCAGAGCAAGAAGCAAATCCAGAAGTAATTGAAGATGTGTTAGTTCCTGATGGAGCTGATCCAATTGAACAAACTGTAGCTACCGAAGAAGAAGATGTCGAATATGAAAGACCAGAGTATTTTCCTGAAAAATTTTGGAATGAAGCAGATGGTCCAGACATTGAAGGATTGGTTAATTCATATCGTGAGTTAGAAAAAAACTTTTCTCAAGGCAAACACAAAGCACCAGAAGAAGGATACGATATATCTTTTGCAGAGCAAAAAGGTATAGCACAAGATGATGCTTTGTTAGGTAAGTTTCAAGGCTGGGCTAAAGAACATGGGGTATCACAAGCTGCTTTTGAAGCATTAGCTAAAGATTATATTGATACTGAAATGTCTAATTTAGAACAATATGACACAGATGTACGTGCAGAAAAAGCTAAATTAGGTCCAGATGCAGACACAGTTATTCGTTCTACAGTTGAATGGGTAGATAGCTTACATAAAAAAGGTATTTTAAATGAAACAGAGCTTGATTCATTAAAAATGTCAGCAGGAACAGCAGATGGTGTAAGAGCTTTACAAAAACTTAGACGTTATTACGGTGAAGGCAATATACCTGTAGCACAACCAACTACCGAAGGTGTACCAACATTAGAAGAACTTTATGAAATGGTAGGAACTCAAGAATACAAAAACGATGTAAGCTATCGTAATAAAGTTCAGAAATGGTTTAAACAAAGAGTCCC